TTATTGAGTACGTCCAGATAGCGTAATAGGAGGCAGTTATGGCTGATGCAGTAGCTTCCCAAACCATAGTTGATGGGCCGTCTTTTGTGGCTATCAAACTAACGAACATCTCTGATGGCACTGGCGAGTCTGCCGTGACCAAAGTAGATGTGAGTGCGCTAGAAGCAGACTCACGCACAGGATTGTCTTGCACTGACGTTAATATAGAACGTATATGGTGGCAGTGTATCGGCATGAAAGTTCGTATTCTGTTTGATGCAGATACAGATGTTATGGCGATAGAGTTAGGTGAGAACCAAAGCGGGGATCACGACTACTCTATATTTGGCGGGTTAATTAACAATGCAGGAACCGGCAAGACGGGGGACGTAAAGTTCACCACAGTCGGTGCTAGCAGTGGTGATACCTACACTGTAATTCTGTATATGCGTAAGAAGTTTGGCTAATAACCTTGCGTAGTTACTACAAAAAGAAAGCCGAAAGCTGCCCTTCGTTTAAGAGGGGTGGTATGGCTGGTATGTCTGTAAAGAGTGGGGACAAGCGCCCCACCAAGTCTGGCGCTGGTATGACAGCAAAAGGCGTTGCGAAGTACAGACGACAGAACCCCGGAAGCAAGTTGCAGACGGCGGTTACTGAGAAAAGTCCTACGGGCAAACGAGCGGCACGCAGAAAGTCTTTCTGTGCGCGTTCAGCGGGTCAAATGAAAAAATTCCCTAAAGCAGCGAAAGACCCTAACTCAAGGCTGCGACAGGCGCGAAAAAGATGGAGATGCTAAATTGGCATATTTACAAAGCAACATCCCGCACTTTAAGTGTTGGGTGCGGCGGGAGTATACCCATAACCATGAGAAGTACCACGGCGAGTTTATTCACGCTATGGCTATCGCGGTTACGACTATACCCTGCAGGTGTTTGAGTTTTCAGGTAATTTTTACTGGAGCAGAGAGTTACGATGACGAGAATGAACCCAACGTACACGGCGGCGCTATGTGGGCACGTATGCCTATAACAGCGTTATGCGGTGACACTCCGTATGATGAGTGGCCGGTGCCTATGGACGTATGGGCAGCACAGCCTTGGGACTGTAGTTCTCGCACGCACGCTGTTTATGTGCTTGATAGGGCAACACCATGCCCTTGGCTAGCAAAGATAGACGGTGAAATGTATCCAGCAAAGTACATGTTTACGGTGGACTACACAGATTCAGAAATAGGCGATGACCCCGCACAACATAAGCAGAGTCACGTTATGGAACTTTTAGACGCTGGTGAGTGGACAGGGAACATAGTAGCCCTACCCAATAACAGAGTACGTGTTACTCACCCAGCGTGGTTTGAGACAGGCGAGGGGGCACCAGACTTTAGACCTTCTCAGTACGTGCATTACAGTAAGTCTGATTTGGACTATACGTTAGATACCAACCAGATATTTAACAACTTATACGCGGAGTAAGTCATGGCAGATGGAGTTTTTGGGCGGTTTGGTAGAAGGTTAGCCGCTAGGAAAAAGCAAAGAATGCAGCGAGAAGCTGATAAAAAGAAGGCGGAGCTTAGAAAACGCGGCGCAAAAAACCGTAGTGAGATGATGGCTATGCTTGAGAAAAAGGGGGCAGATGCCGCCAAACCCAAAGCTAAAGCCAAACCCGCGTCTACGGGTGTTAGAGGCAATCTTGCCTCCGCTGGCGCTGCTAGTGCTGGGCGAGCAGCTAGAGCGGACAAGGCTAAAAAAGCAACCAAAAGATTTGAGCAGGATACCAAAGATCTCGGCGCAGCTAATATGCGGATGAATGCTGCACAGAAGAAAGCCGCAAACAAACGTGTTAAATCTACAGACGGTAAGTCAGATAAGCCTTCTGCTGCGTCCATGCGCGATTCCGCTGCGCAACGAGCGGCGTTAGCTAAGTCAGAACCCAAAAAAGAATCTAAGCCAGCAGAGAAAAAAGAAAGATTTGGTGTGGGGGACAAGTACGTCATTCGCGGCAATAAGGCTAACGTCAGGAAAGATCAGTTAGAGAAAACTGGCCTTACTCAAGCGCAGTATATGAAACAGTGGCGTGCGTCTGGTAAGAGACCTACAGCGGCCACAGCTAAGAAAGCCGCACCTAAGAAAGCTGAACCCAAGAAAGATAAACCTTTTAATCCTGTAAGACCAAATCAGGGCGGCCCCGGAATGCTTAGTATTAAGCCACCTAAAGGGCCAGCAAGTCCTATGGCTGCTGCGGCTAAACTGGGCGCTAAAGGAGAAGATGAAATGCCTATCAAACGTAAAGGTGGCGGTATGATGAAGTCCAAGATGAAGGCCAAGGGTATGAAAGCTGGCGGCAAGATGACATCTAAGATGAAAGCTAAAGGCATGAAAGCTGGCGGTA